TCAGCAATTAACTCACTATACGTTTTTTGAAAATTAGATGTAAAATTTTCAGGCGTTGTATCTTCAGGTAATAAACTTTTAAAAGTACCATTAGTGTTAAGAAAACCTTGTACTGTATTTCTAATACCTTCTTTATATTCTAACTTAGCTGCTTTGATTATTTTAGGTACTTCTACTGCAAAGTTTGCATTAGGACTTGTTGTGACAAGATCATTAAACAAATCAATAGCCAGGGAAGTAACACCTGATATTATTGCTTTTGTTTCATCTTCTTTTTGACCTATAACAATAATACCATCTCCAACACCTAAACCAAAAGCGGATCTAACTTTATTTCTAAAATCACCTTTTAATTCTTTTCGTTTTCCATGCCATTCACCCATAACTTCATCTTGTTGAGATTTACTTAATTCTGGCATAAATTGTTGCAGCTGACTAAAGGTAACTTTAAATTCATTAATGTGACTTTTTAGTTGAGCTGTTAATGATTCATCACCTAGAGGATTAACAAAAGGTTTAAATCCTTCTCCTGTAATAGAGCTGTCATACCAATTAATGTATTGATTTTTTTCTCCATCTTCAAAAACAGAGTAGGGTAATTTTTGTAACTTATCAAATGCACCATTTCTTTCAGCTGAATCTTTTGTTGTAAACAATGTGTACAGCAATTCATCTTTCATGGCTTTCTTATCTTCCATAATTTCGCTGCTTAATCTGTCTTGCAATTTAAAAGTTTCAAATTCATTATCAGAAAATTTTTCTAATACAGCTCTTGCATCTGTATCATCTAACATTTTTATTATTTCTTTTAAGTTAGACATACCAGGAGCATCTTCATCATTTAATTTTTCAATAAGTTCTAGTGAGAGTTGTGAGTTATGACTTGCTGAATTGCCAGAAAATACTCTTTCTAATCCAATACGAAAAGCATTTTTGTACGCATCAACTGATAATTTCAATGATTGATCTGCACCACCATACGTTGCGTAGTTTGCCAAACTTTCTGTTAAACTAAATTGTTCTGCATCAAAGTCTTCACCATTTAATAATACTGCTTCACCTAGTGAATTAGATTTTACCATCGAGCTTTGCTCAAACGTCATTAAATTTATTGTTTTTGTTTTTGTTAAAAAATTATTAAACAATCCATTTCGCAGTGGTAAGAAATCTAAATTAACATTATTAGTGACAGATTTTTTTATAAAATCATATTTATAATCTTTTGACTGAATTTCTCCTAACAAACTGGTTTTAACTTTTTCATATTCATCCATCCATATTTCAGGCTGATTAGGAAATTGTAATTGTATATTTTTTTGTGCTGTATCTAATTGTGTTTTGTAACCAATTTGTTCTTGTGCAATAATACGTTTACTTTCATTTTCAATAATAACATTTCCAAATTTTGCAATATCCGATAATGATTTTGCTGCTGTATCTGCAATACTTGCAATAGCACCTGATGTTGATGATTGTGGTATTTGCACAACATTTGTTGATCCAGCTTGACCAGTGACTTGTGCTTGAAAATTATAAATAGGTATTCTTGCCATAATTATGATCCGTAATATTGTTTGTAAGAAGTTGCAGCGGAAGATGCACCAGATAGTAATGATGAGTAAGCCTTATATCTATAAGATGTTGCTAAATTTTTGCCTTGCATAATTGCTACTTCACCTTTGTATCGTTGCATAGCAGCTTGATCATCTAAATTTTTTTTACTTATGGATGCGTTGTATTCTAAAATATTTTTTTCTCTTTGTGCCAACCTTGCATTTTCAGCCAATACATCTTCTGGAGTACCATCAGACGTTACACCTGATTTTAAATAATTAACTCTTGTAATAGCATCACGCATAAGATTGTTACGATTTAAAATAAAAAGATTATTCGATAATGATGCATCAACAATTTCTTTATTTTGTTCTATAACACTAGCTGATCTATTAAATCCTTGTGCATTAGCATTACCAGTTGCTTCCGCTGCTTTAGCAGCAGACACAGCACCAGCAGCACCAACAACACCAGCAGCTGCACCAGCAGCAATTACGACAGGAGCCATTTAGATAACCCTCGCATATCTTTTGTAATCTTGTTGCATGTAATCATATTTTTTCATTAATCCTTCGTCTTTCATTCCTAAAAATTCTGCAAATCTATAACCTTGTAAATAGCCAACTAAGACCGCTGTTTGCAAACGATGCATTTTATTTTTAATAATAAGATCATCAACATAAGTTCTAATTAATTTTGCTACTTGTAATGGGTACTTGTTTGCATACTGTGAAGTAATTACCCATCCTTCGTAACATCCTTCCCATAGCTGCATTACACCGCCACAAATGATTGGTCTGTTATCCATTACCGCAGTAAAACAATCGCCAGCTTCTAAAGCATCAATAAAAGATAAATCTCTTTGATGACCTATTAACTGATTATTTATTTCACTAAAAACAACGTAGCCATGTTCTTTTAAAAATGGTCTAACTTCCATTAACCATCATAAGTATTAAGCTGCGGATACATTGCTGTGATTGTCATTGGCAGCGGTTGTTGTTGTTGAATATAAATAAAACCATCTGTTTCATAATCACCATTAAATTCTATTTGTTTATCTCCTGTAAATAATTCAACTGCTGTATCCATATCCATTGAACTATCACGAAAGGGAATAAGATCTGTCTGTGTAGAACTCGATCCTATTTCAGCACCAACTGTTTGAAAAAACCTTGCAGTAATTTCTTGTATTCTTTTTACTTTACCTTGAGCAGATCCATCCGCAGATCCACTTTCAATACGCATTGTTTGTAATGCCGAAGTATATTTTAATCCAACAATAGCTTTTGTTACAGAACGATCTAATGTCACTGCACCGCTTGATACAACTTTATCAGGGTGTGTAGATCCATTAGCTAAGATAGTAACAGTTTGTCCTTCTAAGTGTGATAAGCCAGACAAAGAAGTTGTTGCTCCGCCAGAATATTGTAAAGCACTATCTAAGAACCACGCATCTTCAATATTATCAGCAAAGTCAAATGGCTGCATAACTTCCACATATCTTTTTGTACCACCATTAATTGTTCGTTTAACAATCATGTACAAACTATCTTCACCTTTTGCGGTGGAGAGGGAATTACTTATTGCTGCCACACTTTCAACGACAGCACTGCCAGTACTAAAAGCACCACCAAGAATATGTCGATGCCAAGCAACAACATTTTCACCTCGTTGATATGTCATCCCAGTTAAAATACCATCAGAACGTACCACCCAAACAATACTGTCTGGTTCTTGTTGATATGTCCAATTTGTAAATCCTGTTCCTACACCTGAACCAGCAATATGTTCTGCAAGTAATGTTAGGTCTGGTGCAATGTAACCATCTGTATCAAAATCAAAAACTAGTTCTCTTATTTTTTTTCCAGCTCGTTGTACAAATAGTATGCGGTTTCCAGCAAGTAATGCATCTACATCTGACGTTCCATACCCAGCTTGTCTTTTTATCTGTATGTTTGTCGGAGTAATTGGTTCAGCCGAAGTAGAAGCTGTTGCCACAAACTCACCACCTACTGTACCAATAAGCAGTGTTCGTAATCCTTTTAAATATTTTATTGCATTTACCTGGTCAGAGCCAATAGTAAAATTCATACCATCATCAGCATTTGTTCCAGATGTCATGTCTTCAAAGTCACCAGCTTTAGAAAAAAATATTTTTTGTGGATTATTATTTGTTCCAGCAAAAACTAATCTTTCTTCAAAAAAAGTAACACAACTAGGAAAATTATTAGAGCTTCCAAAAGGATTATTTGTTGGAGCATATAAACTTAATGTCCAACTTGTGTGTGACGTTCTTGATAGTTTTCTTGGTTGATGTGAAGGATGCACAATATACAAAACATCAGCAGATTGTGTAAACTTTAATTCGTTAGCTTCAGCAGCAGAGTAGGGTGTTGATATTTCAACAGCTGACCCACTGTCTAAAACTTGTCCACCATCTTTATACACTCGCATATAAGTGTTACCAAATTCTAACACATACGTTTGTGTAGTAGAAAATTCAAATGGTATTAATCTTGCTTCACCATTACTTTTTGTTTCCGCAATAAATTTTGTACCAGGTCTTCTTGTAGCTCCTCCATGAGGATGCACCACCATATTTTGCAATGTCTTACAACCTTGAAAATATTTTTGTAAATCTGATCTTCCATCTAAGCGTGGTGATAATTCACCAGCTGTAAAGTTAGTGTAAGCGAATGTGCTTCTTGGCATTATAACCTCGAATTAATAAAATCACCTGACTGAATACTTACATCTAAGTCAGCTGTTCCTTCTGTTGCGTCTGTAAATCTTGCTTCTTTTAATTTGCTTTCATACAAAGCAAACATTCTATCCATCAAAGTTGATGATTGTGTTATTGGATAACATAATTCTGCTGCTAACTTTGCTGATAATGTTTCCATTAATAATGTATCGTATTGTGTACTGTCTGTAATTTTAGCTACATACAATATTTTTATTGTGTCTTCGTCAGTTAAAAGTTTTTTTCCTTCAATTCTAAATTTTTCATTGTTTGATAAATTACTATTTTCAGAACGAAGTATTCTTAAATTATCCGCTGGTAATGTGTAAGAGTTAGAAAACTCAAATACTGGTGCATCAGTATCTTTTGCAAGCTCTACTCTTTTTTGTAAACAGTTCCAGGGATGTGAACGGAAGACGGCATCTCTTACTGGTTCATACCGCTGATTACACAATCGTGCATTCTTCGAATTTTCCGTAAGGCTAATAATTGTAGAAGCTCCTAACATATTTAGAGCTGAGTTACATATATCTACTACAGATGCCATCTTCTCTCCTTTATTTATTCAGTTGTATAGTACACCCAACAGAAGATAGTACCAGTCGCTGACGCACCGCCAGTTGTGATTAGTATATCTGTTTCTGCTGTTGTTCTATGACCTAATCCAGTCACAGCTGTCACTGGAGCACCAGTTGATGATCCAGCTTGCATTGACTGAGATTGTCCAGCTGCATTCCAAGTACCAGTAGCACTGATGTACCTGTTATCATCACTTGAATCACCAACTATAAGTGTAACTGATCCACCTAATGCGTCACATTTAAGGACTACATCATGGATAGTTGCATCTTTTGGTAATCTTGCGATTGTGATATCAGATCCAGATGCTAGGGAAGATGCTTCATATGTATCGTGAAAGATACGCATTTTTCCGCCAGCATTTTCGCTGTCTACTTTTACGATAGGAGTAGCATCCATATTGGTGATATTAGCACCTTTTACACTTGCCATAATTTACCTCCTACGCTTCGTGTGCCTGAATAGAAACAACTTTTTCTTCTTCAATTCTTGTTGCTCCAAATGATGCACAGTAATAAATTTGAGTGCTGTAACCTTTGTCAGCTCTCTCATCTATTCTTGACATTACATCTTTACCAACTGCCAGTTTAATTCCGTCAGATGCGTAAGCGAAGCATAGTCTTTTAGAAGATGCTATTGATAATCTGTTTGATACGATAAACTCAAATCCCATAAAGGTATTGACTTCACCAGTTACCAAAGCTCTGACTGTATTAAAGTCAGCACTTGTTACAGATGTTGTTCCTAATAGGTCATCTATTTGTCGTGGTGATACAACCATGTATCTTTTGATAGATGGATCTACTGAATTAAGATCGAAAGTTCTTTTCGCAGTTCTTAATTTTGCAATAGTCAATCCGTCAGTACCACTTTCAGTTATTGCTTGTCCTCCAGGAAGTGCAGTGGAAGTTCCACCAGACACGCCTGTAAAAGCTGTTCCTGTTGCTGCTGAGATGATTTCATCATCCATAGCTCTACCCATTGCATAAGCTGCTGCTAATGCATACGATGAAGTTGGATCAATCAGTGTTCTGATTTTATCCTGGTCATCAATTAGATCAGCATACTCATAATCTACTAAAGACACTCTACGTCTTGCGTGGGGTGTATCTAGTTGAGGAGTGTCACCATGTCGAGATGTTCTCTTTACGGCAGCGACAGAACCAATTTGTTCAAAGAAAGCATTTTTTCCCTGTACAGTTTCACTATCAACTTTATCTCTTAGGACAGATCCTTTTTGTTGAGATAACATTGATACGTTGTTACTATACTGTTCAACAAATGCTGTAGTTATTTGTGAACTCATTACGTTCTCCTTAGTTAAGTTATTTTATTTTTACCATCAGTCATGCTACCCTTACGGACATGTCTTGGATTTTAAGACTTTTGGTCTGCTTTCTTTCTAGCTGTCTTTGAAGACCGAGGATCGGCTACCTTCGTGACCCACCCAAAAATTTCTTCTGCGTGGGAAACCCATTCATGTTTTTGATTTTCTGAACCAGTATCAAAAATTATTCTAACACATTCTAAACGAAGTTCTTCTGTTGTAAATAATTTATCATCATTCTGTGTCATTTGCTATCTCTCGAAGTTTTAACACATCATCAATAGCTTTTAGATGATTAGGATGTGATTTATTCCAATAGGGTGAACCAGGTTCCATAAATGTTGCAATCTTTTCTCTTGCAGCATCTGGTGTCATAATATTTTCTTGCGGATTTGGTAAAGGTCTATCTTCACCTAATTGATCTGCAAGTTTTGCAAAACCTTTTATTAGATCAACATTGTTTCCTAAAGTTGTACCATCAGCTAATTTTGTATTATCTAATTGGTCTTTTGTAAAAACAGTTTGTGCTAATCGCATAGCAGAACTAATTTTACTTGGAAAAGCTCTACCAAATTCTTTTCTAAGATTTGATTCAGCTTCTGCTTTATGTGCTTCAGCATCAATGACTTGATCATTACTTGCTTGTTCTTGCACACCATTATAAAATTTTACTAGCTCTTGTACCTGGTTATTATTTAATCCAAGATTATGTGCAACTGGTTTAAAATTATTAATTAAATCAGATGCTTCACCATCAATTTTATATTCTTCCGCAGACGCTGGTCTACCTAATTTATTAAAAACATCATCCCAATCTTCTTTGGTTGCATGTTCATTTGGTAAAACAATCTTATCTTTACCAATCATTTTCTGTGAATGGATATAACTCTTTGCTAATCCAGGTACATCCTGAATAGTTTTTAAAGACGGATCTTCTCTTAAATCATCTGGAAGATTATTTCTCCAGTCAACAGTCGTAGTTTCGACAGGCTCAGACGGAGTTTGTTGTTGTTCCGCTACCTGGTTTTCTTCTGCCATGTTTATCTCCTTTTAACATTTTTTTTATGAATAGAATGACACTTCGCTGACCTTCTAGGAAAGCTAAGTTATTATTATTGTCATCCATAGTTGAAGAATGAATATGAAATCTATTCTCCAAATCCTCTAATATTTTTTTTCCGTTATCGCTTTCAAAAGTAATTACATACATTTCAAGCATTTGTTTTATTTCTTTAGGTATATCCATATGTTGTATTTATGCAGCTTCACAAGGCTACTATATATTGTTATTGTTTTAGTGCTTTTATTGCTGGTGCTGCTGCTCCAGCAGCTTCAGCTTGTTGGAGTTGTGCCTGGGCTTCCATCATTGCTTGTTGTTCTGCTTGTCGTTGTTGACGAAGCTGTGCAACTTCTTGATCACTACGCATAATTTTTGCTGGCACACCTAAAACTTCTTGTGTGTGTTTAACAAACTTATCAACGTCAACATAATCAAACACTGGTGCAAGTTGTTGTAAAGGAGCTAACATCTCAATCATTCGTACTGATGCATTGATGTCACCACTTCTTTGTGATCTTGCAAGAGGAGAAGTATATTCGATGTCAATGATTTGACCTTGCAGCGGTTCAGGAGCTGGGGGAAACATGTTAAGTCTTAACATAATATTAAAACATCTTGTAATAAGAGGTTGTAACATTTCACCCTGGAGCCTTCCTAATACTGGTGCAAGCATTCTCATCTTTTCTTCGTTACGTTGTAATACTTCTGTTGCTGTCATATTAACTCGTTGAGCTAATAATAACTGATCAACATAAAATGCTTTACGAATTGCATCTCTGCGTTGTTCCTCATACTGAACACCTAAACCAATATTTGCATTTGTATTGAGTGGTTCAATTCTATCTCTTGATCCTGAACGATAAAAATTTAAACCTCCAGGAACAGTTCGTATTGGTAATATAAAACCATCATCAGGAACTAGGAGAGGGGGGTCAATAGTTTTCTGTGCAGCTTTAATTATTGTTTCTGACATTTTATTAATCATTTTAATATCTGCCAGAGCAACCATGGCTGGTGATCTTCCATACATTTCTACCGATGATTTTAAAAATCTTGGCACAACATAAGGAAACTCATCATAGCCACCTTCACCCAATACGAAGTTTGTTTCTGGATCGCAGTAAATAGATGCAAAAGGTTTGTTTAATGCATCTTGTTTTCTTGGATCATAAATATCTCTTGGTAAAACAATATGTAATAATTCTACATCACTGTATGGATTGTTTTCATTTAACTTTGCAATCTTTTCATACTCTGTGCCAAACATATTGACAGCTGATCGTGCTGACATTTTAAATAAACGATACACTGTATCCACTCTACCAAATTCATTTTCCTGAATATATATTTCAGAAATATGCCTGGTTGAAAATCGTAATCCAGCTTCTTCATCTTTTTCAATTATCATTCCAGCTGTGCCAAATGTAATTAAATCTTGGTACAGTTCATGTATCTCTTGTTGAAAATTTGATCTGTTTAGAACAATGTACATTTGGTTTGTACAATCTTCTAACCATTCCATACTTGCATCATCTAAATTTAATGCTCTGTCTTTATAGGACATTGAGAACCAGGGAGATGCAGCATTGGTAAGCATACCATGTAAGGAGGATGCTAATAGTTCCGCAGCATTAATAGCTGTGCTATCAAAAATTTTTTCTGTTCGTTTATCTCCTCTAGCTCTTTTAACAGTCACATCAGCTCTACGAGGTAAAACATAATCAGCAATCTCTTGCCAATGACTATCCCAAGTTCCTCTCTGTGATTTTAATTGAGAAAATCTTTTTATTAATTCTTTTACATCAGTCACCTAATTTGCTCCCATCTCCACCTAATATGGTTGTTTTAATATTTTCTATAACTTTGCCAGCAAATGATTGTGCTGATCTTTTCTTTGTATATTTCTTACCTTGCATTTTAGCTTCAAAGCCATCCATGTAATCTTCGTATGCTGCTTCTGGATTAGCGTAATCGGCTGCTGATTCCGCAGCTGATATTCGCATTGCTGTTGCTCCTATACCTGGCATACCAAATGATAATGCACCAGTCATAATAGCTTTAGCTTTATTTTGTGATCGTAACATTTCTTTTGATATAGCAGTTGATGTTAATACACCTTTAGAATTACCAGTTCCCATTGCCACTCCATCTTGTGCTTGTCCTGGTGTATATTGTCCATATTTCATTTTATACCCTTCAGGAGAAAGCATAGTTCCATCACCACCAGTTTTTTTTCCGTATCCTCGTTCTACTAATTTTTCATTAATAGCTTTTGATACAGCACCACCATACATATTGTTTCCTGATGCAATTTCTTTTTTCTTAGCAGTATCCGCAGCTTTTGTAACTGCCACTTTATCAACTACTCTTTGTTGTTGTTTTCTATCTCTTTCTCCACCACCATAACTTCCACCGCTACTCTTGCTGCTGTTTCTTCTGGCTGTACTTCCACCCATTAATAACCACCCATTAATGTTGGATTAGAAATTTCTGCATCATCCGTAACCCCAGCTACAGATGTAAGAATAGTACCTTTGTCTTTCTTTTTCTTTTTTTTATTTTCATCAAGTATTGCTTGTGGATCTGTCGATGATGGTGGATCCATTTTTAATTCTGCATATTTTTTAGCTGCTAAATTCATAGCACCTGGTTTTTGATCAGTGCTTTCACCTTGATTACCAGGTATCGCTTTCATAATAGTTGCACCCATTAGTTACCTCCTAGTAAAGTTGGTGTATTTAATTCTGCTAACGACAGATCACCTGAGTTACCAGTTAGAATTGTAGATTTTCTACCCTTCTTTTTTTTTTTCATTATTCTTTGCTTCTTCACCAGCTGCATCAATATTAGGATCATCATCAGACGGAGCTTCAGGGAGATCACTGATAGGTGGCAATGGCGGTGGCATTTCTATTTTTGGTTTTAAAAATGACATTTTCTTTCCTATGCAAATACTGTGTATTCGTTTTGTGCCATCTGTTGTGGCGGTTGTTTTCCGCTTGTACCTTCTTTTAAGGAAACGGATGCAGTTCGTGCAGCATCACAAAAATGTGAACTCCAATCGTGTACTGGTTTTGAGAAAAATTTATTATTCACTGACCACTTGCGATGGTAGTGTCTAAGTGCATCTATTAACAATTCGCATTTCTTTGCATCAAAATAAGCTCGTTGCAACATCATGCTTGTCATATGAATGCCTTCTTCTACTGGCAGCTTGGGAGCAACTTTAAAACGTACTCCTAATTGATAAGCTACCTCTCTCCTGGATAAACCATTAGAGAAATCTCGTTGTTCGATGTCATGGGGTGCATAGTGATTGCCATACACATAATCCTTTTCATCTTTTATATATTTAATAAACCAGGGTAATCCTTCTCCAGATTTAGATAGACAATCAACAAAGTATAATTGCCTTCCAATTTCTTGAAAAAATATAATCGTGGTACTGTCACTTATTCCTAGATCCCAGGCTGTATGTACTGGGTAGCCAGGGTCTACATTTATATCTTTTATTCTGTTTTCTCCATCCAGCTTATCCATAATCTTTCCATAGATCGAACCATTAATGGCTGCGGAGAAGTCACATTCTAGCTCTTGCCGATATTCCTCATCGGTCATGTTGTTCTTTAGCTGCTTGAGTTCTATTGGCTCTATAATATTTGTTTCACTGGCTTTAAAAACTTTACAAAACCAGGAGGGGTCAGCTTTGGCTTTTTTATATAATTCATAGAGGTAGTTCCTCGTTGATCGTGGCGTTCCAATAAATAAACATTTTCCTTTTCTATCTGCCAAACTTGGCAATATTACTTTAGGAAAGATAGTTTCGTCTATTAGCTGCACCTCATCCATTACACAGAAATCAAAATAGTTTCCACGCAGTGCATCAGGATTACTATCAACACCATATAAGGTTAATCTAGCTCCATTAGGAAAGTCACAACGAAGCTCAGTTTCGTTATATTTCATTCCTGGTATTTCTTTTGTAAATTGTTTTACATAATCCCAGGCAATAGACTTAGCTTGTTTAAATTGTGGTGCTACATAAGCCATTCTTACATTTGGTAAAGTATGTGTAAAAGCAAACTTTATTAAATGTAGGATCGCACTCAAACTTTTTCCTAGTCTGCGATGTGCAATAATTACAGCGAACCTATAATCATCAAGAGCTTCATGTATTTGTCTTTGTGGTTCTCTTGGATGATATGGTATTATTATTTTTTTTTCTGACATTTATTTTCCAGACTGTCTTGTCTTCTCCAATAGTGAAACCTTCTGATAAGAAATCTGCTATTCCTTTTAATTTTTTATAATCTTCTTTTGGTATCTCAGTGGATTGTTTGATTTTTGACATGATGATTAATACTGCTGAATGAAAAAAACTGTGCAAGATCTCTGACGAACTCCTCACATTCTTGGGTGGTATCAAAACCAGAAAATTCTATTATAATTTTTTTTTCTTTTTCGTTTATGTCTATGGTTGAATATAATTGTTCGTACATGGCTGTAGCTTCAAGATGGGACATATATACTATAATACCCAGCCAGGTGTTTTTGGGGGGTACTACGCACCTAGATCTGAAAAAAAATGGCAGTAACGCTAGGCAAAATAAATATTTATCCTGGCAACGCTATACCCTTCTGGTTTCAAACACCGACATGATCCGCAGAAAACAAACAAAAAAATAAATTGCTATGGATATGCTAAGGTTTTGTTTAAGAACCTCTTGATGCGTGCATTATAGTTTTTTTGGCTGGTTCAGTAATGGGTCTTTTCCATCATCCCATCCAATCTTAAAACTTATATCTCCTTTGTGTTCATTCACCATCTTGTCATTGAACTGCGGTATAATCTTAGAAGCAACCCAACGTAGATGATACAGTTTAGTATTCAACAAAGTCACATCGACATGACTTAAATTCTTATTCTTTGATAACTCTTGCATCTCCTCAAAACCTTCTTCAAGGTTCGTCAATGCACCATTCATTCTTGCTGTCTTAACCTGTGTTGCAAAGTCTTCATCATTACTCATCCAGGAGTAAACCTTCGTTACACTTGGTAAGTTATCTTCCTTACAGATCTTCGTGAGAGGTGTTCCCTCCATCAACTTGATCAGGATACTTTCCTTCAATGTACTGTCTGATTTGATCAACTGACCAGTGTCTGAAGTACTTGAGGTTTTTATATGCTTTGACTTTGCCATCTAATGTTATCTGACCTTTGCTCATTCCTCCATGCAATTTACATTTACCATTCGGCATTGCTTTTGCACGGCAAGGTTGACCATCATACTTGCGTCTTGCATTGCAAAACACTTTGCGTAATGGTCGACCTACCATGCTAAGAGAAAAGAAAGATGTACTAAGTAAGTACAAAACTCAGAACTATTCTGAGTATATCTTTCCTTACAACAAATTTCGTAGTTTTTGTAGTGTTTTTTTTTCATCATGTATAACAAATACTAATCGCATTAATTCATAATGTAATTTCTTGTGCATTGTTGTTCGGTGCATACCAAATTCTTTAGACAATAACTTCCAAGGATAGTTTGAAGCTCTCATCCATATGAGCTTTCTCATCTCTACATCAGGCACATGCTGCATGATCTCTAAAATGAAATCAACTCTGGAAATACTTCTACTGTCTGGTGGTGGTAATTTTACTTTAACATCGTGATATCCATAAGTAGTCCAGTACTCATCAGGGAAATCAACCCATGAACTCATCTTTTGTTTTCTTTGACCAGGTAATCGTTTTAATATCCTTATACTGTCCTGAAACCATTTCCACAGCTGTACTGTACCAATCTCTACTTGCATAACATCTCTGCATATCTCAGTGCATTCTCTCTTGTTGCTTCTTCTTCATAAACCAAGATCCACTGCGAAAACTGATGTCGTGATAGTTTATGCTGCATCTGTTTGATTATCTTGTTGTGTGCATTCTGTTTGTAGGTCAAACCATTGTTCACTACAGCACGATAATTAGGATTACTTTTCTTTGCTAATGTCTTAACTAAAGAAGTTATCTTATATTTATTATTAGATATAGTTAGTTGAGTAGGGGGTGACGGAGGTGTCCTACTTTTTAGGACAGCTGTGTCATACTTTGTATCAATGATGTGGAAATTCGGTGTATAAAAGTTTTTCCCTTTTTGTTTTACCTTACGAATTAAATCTAAATCATTTAATCTTTTTGTACTGCGATTGATCTGTCTATCTGACAAACCTGTAATAAGCTGTAATCTTTTATTGCTGGGGAATATTTTGCCAGTTGTTCCCATATGATCTAACAAAGCGAAGCAGATCATTTTATCAGCTTCCGTTAAATCTTTTTTGAAGATAATTATTTTGTATAGTTTCCACTTTTCAAGCATGTTTTCTCAGCTGAAACTAAACAATCTCTTTCGTAGCCAAACCAAGTAACGCCAACTTCTTGACAAATCATCATGTACCTGGTGGCAATCGTATAAACAAATGCATCAGATACCTGTTGTGGTTTGATCTCAGTTGGTTTTTCTAATTGTTGTTGTTGTTTCAAATCTTTCTCCTTCTCCGTGTAAAGTAAGCCTGTACCTCTCTACAATACAGCCTTTCGGTATGTAGATTTCGCTACCTTTTTCAGCTTCATCAATGACAATGCTGCGGCTACGAAACAAAACATACTCATCAGGATCATTAGGATTATCTAGCATCCAGCCTACATCTACGTTGACCGATGCTTTCCCATCAAACTCAGTCTTCCAGGAACGATCACCCTCTGTTGGATCTTTCCAAACTACTAACCAACAATCTTCAGCTAATAATTTGGCAATCCCCAAGTTATCCATAAGATTTACTACCATTTGTGTAGAATTATGAATAGACAGAAACTTTAGGATAGTAATAGTGTACAAATAGTGTCTATTGTGTATAAAAATAAATCAATTATGAGTACTTTCAAAAAAATATACAACATGCATAACTTAGCAGAAATTTTTAAAAGAGAAAAAGTGAACGGCAAATCCCAAAAAGGAGCTGCTGATTTTTTAAAAATAGATCATCGTTCTGTTAGTAGGCACATGAAACAAAAAAGTATTGGCTTAGATATTTTGTATAAATATGCAGAATATTTAGAATGCAAAATAGAAGATTTTATTACACAAGAAGTTAGTAGACAAATAAACGGCTATGTTAAAAACAATCAAATTAATTTTTATGGTGATGCTGAAGAAAGACCAGTATTGCATGGTTATTTTGCTGCTTCTTGGTGGTGGGATGATAAAAAAACAATTATTATAATTGATAAAAATGATGCCAAAGGTGTTTATTATAATATGTTAAACTTCTATACAGCTTGGCGTAATCCAATACGAATAAAAGATCAAATGACTGGAATATATCAGCGTAAAGATACACAACAAAATTATGGTGGCATCATTCATCGTAAAACAGATCAACAATTTATTTGTAGAAATTTTTATGATGCTTATCCAACAACAATAGAATTAACTAGAGTAGCAAAATTCATATGTGCCTATACTTTGAATGATCTGCCACTATCTTTGAAGTAATTATTCACAGTTTAACCACAAAACTTTCTCTTTTCCTTCTCAAAATCAACCATTTGAGTAGAATTTCCGTTTTGATCTACATCAAATACCCTGTATCTATGACACATGTTGTCTTCTATTCCACCATATTTTCTAAATCGAGGAATGGATCATTTTTCTCCATCACAAGGAACTATGCCTTTAGATGCATATGTTTACAAATATTTATATTGTAACCAGGAGAAGCGAAGAAAGTTTCAAATTAATTCTGCAATGCAATGCGGAAACATTGTTGGTGATACAGTGTGTGCAAGATTAACAAATCAAGTAGATCCAAAACCTTATTATAATAATTTTAAATTGTGGGATGATAGGAGAGACGAGCAACGATGGGAGTATGAAAGAGAGCAGATACCACAGACAGTAGCTAATGCAATGAGAGGTTTAGAAATTCTTGGTATTAAACCAGGTGATAAAGTTGTTTTTGAAAACTACGTTAATTATGTTGATGATGGATTAGTGCTGCCAATCATAGGTCGAACAGATTTTCAAACACCAACAAAAATTGTTGAACTTAAAACTAGCTGGTCAAGAAGAAACAAAGATAGAAAAGATGGGTCAGCAAGTTTTTCTATAAAATCATTACCAACAAAAGTAATGATGAACCATTTGATGCAAGCATCATTTTATCATCATGCTACAAAAAAACCCACTTGGATTTTACATGTAAACGGCAAAGAAAAAGATGGCATTATGATCCATGAAGTAACTACATGTAAATACAAAGAAGCAATGCACAATCTTGTTAATGATTTAAAAATTAAACAAGAGGTTGCAAAGATGGATGATCCTTTCAAGATCGTTCAACCAGATTTTACAAAGATACAATGGAATATCGGTCACACATATTTAGATGAAGCAAAGGAGATGTATGGATACAAGGCAGCTTAATGATGTTTTAAAAGAAGCAATAAAAGAAACAAATGATTTAACGCAAAAAGATTTAGTTAGGTTTGGTAAGAAATGGTACGCACCAGTAAAAATCCGTAACGATATATTTAGAAAATATTTTGGCATGGATGCTGGGTACACATCAACGTATGAAATAGTGCAGCCATATGCATACAAAGTAATTAAACAAGGAAAAGAAATTGATATGTATTTTCCTGGATCAGTCATTTGTAAAACAGAAATATTTTACAAAAATAAATTCTTGGCTACTGGGATAGCTGAGGAGATACGAGGATCAAGTCATGTTAATACGACATCAGCGTTAGAGAATGCACAAACTGGAAGCCTAGGTCGTGCATTGACCATGCTTGGTATTAGTGGAAACGAGTTTGCATCAGCTGATGAGATGCAAGCTGTTGGGAGGAAAGAGGAAAACCATGACATAGCTAATGATAATAAACTTTCAGATGATGCTGCTGCTAAGAATAATAATTCCAATATTTCAAAACAAGAACTTAGTCAGCACATCCTGAAAGCAAAACACCTGGGTGAGTTAAATAAAATTTTAATGGAACACAGTAAGACGATTGAAGAAGATAAAGAGTTAAGTGATCTTTACGCAAAAGAGAAAAAGAGAATGGAGAGTGGGGAACCAAAAATAAATGAAGGAGATGATTGGTATGACTGATAATAAACCATTTGAACTACAACCAGGCAAAGGCAATTTATTTGCAAATAAAAAGAAAGAGGAGAACGGAGACAAACATGATTGGTTTGGAACTATTCGAGTACCTTTTGATGTGCAAGCTGGGGAAGAAATAAAAATTAATGCTTATAAAAATGAAAGTCAATCTGGAACCAAATACATTGGTATACAAATCAAAGACAGAAAGGAACCAGAGTTAAATTAATGCTCCACAAAGAAAGCACTGACATGTTAGTTGAAGCTGCGGATCTTGTAACAGAGGATCGTAATAAATTTTATGGTGATTTTAAAAAGAACCATGAAAACATTGCAGCGATGTGGAGTGTAATTTTAGATAAAAAAATTAGTCCAGACCAGGTATGTAAATGTATGACAGCTGTAAAGTTATGTCGTTCATCAGTACCTGGTGTGTATGTAAGAGATAATTATGTTGATGCAGCAGCGTACATTGTGATGGCTGGTGCATTACATGCAGATAAAAATGGAGATCTTAATGACAGAAGCACAAGCTAAAGTTTTGAGAAACATACAAAACCATTGGATTGAAAAAGGTAATGCTCCATCATTTGCAGAACTTCAAAAAAATTTAGGATACAAAACTCTATCAGCTGTACACAAACATTGCATGCAGCTAAAGAAAAGAGGATTGATTACGCATGAACCTGATACGCAGAGATCTATATTTATGACAGAGCAAGGTGAGAAAATTTTATTGAAATACCCTGGTAAACAAAATGCAGCATAAAACTAATTTCATTATCCTCCAAAATGATGAAACATCCCTGGATCACAATAACTTACTTCGAGAAGAAAAAAATTCCAGGGAGTGCAGAGAGCGACAGAAAAAAATGTTTTCTGGTGAAAGTGGGTCTACAAAGTTAGAAAAAAAACTTTTGACCCACACGCTCACTGAAGATGTGTCCAGTGGCTAGAAGGATCTATCATAGTAGAGGATCAGAGTTTAACGAATTTCATCGTCAATTTGAGGGGATAGCAGCTGTCGATATAGACCTCGTTCCATGCTGCAAGAAGTGTTACGAACCACTTTGTTTAATTGAACATGCATTTGATAAAGGTCAAACACATAAGACCTGTTCTGTTACAATTAAACTAGCAAAACGATCTCGTATTCCAGCGTGGTTAATCTTTTATGATGTTCCTGTTACAAAGTTAAGAGTACAAAAACTTTCTCCAACTCTCGGTCAATTAAAGAGCATTCAACCTTATACTTTTATAAAATATTTAAAGAAGCTGCAAACGACATGTCCTGTTTGTTATGGTTTGAAATCCATAGCACGACCTTAGCAAGCAAAAAAACACGCAGAAAACAAAAAAAGTTTTCGGTTTTCAAGACCGACATATACCCTTAGTATGCTTAGTGTTTTTCCCAGAAAACCAGTACTTTTACTATACCTATACCATTGTTATTCTATTGATTTCCTGTTCTAATCCTTAGCAAAACCTTAGCAAGAACTTGCAATTTAATGACAGAATGCTTATATTAAATAGAAGAAAAGGAGAAAGTACTATGAAGATTATCGCTTGCACAAATCACGGAAAAAAAATGTTTAAGGTGTATGTACCTGATGGGATCTACCCAACTGGTAAAGTTAAATACAAAACATTATTTCGTAAGACTAGAACTGAATGTAAAGAAGCTGCTCAGAGCTTTTTAAAAAATGAAGGTGCTGCAAAACAAACTGCTGGCATGCATAGTTTAAGTAATTGTCATATCAAATTACAAGCTAATTGGGATGTGAAGGTTATGAATAAAGAGGAGGATCCTCTTTGTAAGGATGGGATGAAAGAATCATCTAAAAGTAGGCTTGAAGATAACGTAAGAGCTTTATTTAAAATATTACCTCATGGAGGAAATACTGCACTAAAAGTTATTACAAGTGATTGGTATGATACTTTTTTAAAAGAAATGAGAACTAAACATAAGTTTAGTAAATCAAAAGCTAAGAGAGTTAGAGCTATATTAAATAATCTTTTAGAAAAAGCAGAGCAATTAAGTTGGATAGTGTCTCCGCATCATGCCTATAAAAAAGAAAAGATTGATTATTCACCTAAGCATGTAATTGCTATGACAGAAAATCAAGCTCATAGATTATGGGATGAGTTAGAATATTCTTTTGGTTATGGTCATCGCACAAATTCACATGGTCATTATGGTCATAACTCAGGTCATCAACCTAAAGTATGTGAGAGTGCATTCTTAATGATGATCCAGTATTGTACTGGTATGAGATGGGGTGAAGCTGCTGCATTGTGTGCGGAAGATTTTGATTTTAGTAATCTAACAGTTACTATTAATAAAAGTAAAGATTATAGAACTGGTAAAGTTTCAGTAACAAAAGCCGCACATCTTAGAGTAGAAGATGCTAACGAAGGGGAGAGAATAGTTCCTATCCCACCAAAGTTAATGAAACCTTTTGCTAAGTATGTAAAAGAAAAAGACATTACAGAAGGTGAATTATTTTCTGTATCGTATTCAACAACTTTAGAATTATTGCATGCTAAATGTAAGAAGGCAAAGATACCTGGTGATATTGTTGATACAAAAATGTATCGTAGATATATTATATCGCAGTGGCAAAAGATGGGAGTTGATCCTAAGACTATTGCTATTCGTGTTGGTCACAATGATACCACTACACAAAATGGTTATGGTACATTCAGTGATCCAAACGCAATGAAGGATATTAAAAAATTAGAAGCTGTATTATTTAATTAATTTAGGGGGGTGTAATCACACTACCCACTAACTACAAAGCCTTGTATGATTAAATATGAGGCTTTTTTTTTAGGTTAATATGGCGGAGAGGGTGGGATTTGAACCCACGAACCGCTTGCACGATTGCTAGTTTTCAAGACTAGTGCTTTCAACCACTCAGCCACCTCTCCTTTTCTCTGGGGAGGTCTATAACATAGTGGTTCTATAATGTAATTATTTTTTCTTCTTAGCAGTCTTTGCTGCTTTTTTAAATTGTTTGGCAGTAGGTGATCCCTTGCTCCCAGGCTTACGCATTTTTTCTTTAGAACCAGCTTTTATTCTTTTACGTTTTGCATGAATGTTTGAATATAATCCTCTTTTAGCCATTGTAATTTATTCCTTTCATTTAATATTTTTTCTTTTTAGTCATTTTCTTGCCAGTCTTTTTTGCATGAGCTTTTGCTTTTTTCATACCAGCTTTTGTGTAGCTAAATTTTTTCTTACCAACTTTAGGCATTATTTATTTCCTTTGTATGGATTAGTATTGCAATCCCAGCACATCCAGGCACTGCCAATACCAACAATTAATTCTTTCGTACAATCTTTGCACTGTTTGTTTTTTTCTTTCATCTCTAAAAATTTTTCTGGTGGGGATTTCGTATTTTTGGGAGGATGAATATTCATTAACTCAAAGTACTTTTGTTCTTTAAGTTTTCTTTTTATGTCTCTGTGCAAATTTTCTCGCACTGTCTTTATTACGAAATCCCCATTTCTTTAATGCTAAAGCTAACCTCGTTGGTCTTCCTTTCTTGTCTTTAAGACTTCCCTTAACTCCAGAGAAACGAGCAGCAAAAGAAACACGTCTACGAAAATTTTTCGAGCCAGCTTTTGCTTTACGAACTGGAGCTTTAACACCAAACTTTTTTCTACCAGCAGCATTCAATCCACCTTTTGGATCTTTATACCTCTTTGCTACCATGTATTAGAATACCCAATTATAAATAATTAAAACCAATATTATAGCGATGAAAGTAAATAAAATTTTACCTCTCTTGCTAAGACCATTCCACATATCTTTTATTGATTGCATGTTATCTCCTTATTTTTTTCTGTTCATAAATGCCTTTGCTCCACGCAATGAAAATACACTTGCTATCATGGCACTAACTGCTGCCTTGTACCAAGTCGGACATTTATCTAATGCTTCAAACCCTTTGGAAACTATTTCTTCACAACCAGGAATGAACGCAAGTATTAAAGGGATAGAAAAAATAAAAGTTAGCCACTCATCTTTGTAACTTTCTTTGTTACCTTTGATGGCTTCTATATCAAAATCTATTTCACCCTTAATTTGTTTATTAATTATTTCTTTATGTGCTTTAAGCTCAACAAGTTTATTTTCTGCTTTTGCTTTTTTTGTTTCTATGTAACCAGATACAACTTGTGAACCTAAACCAACCAGTAAATTAAGCATTACTCATCTCCTCTATTAATGGATCATAACGATTAGAAAGCTGACGATAGAGCTTACTGTCTTTTAATTGTCTAGCAGCTTCCACATAATCTTGATCTTGTATTGCTGCACGCATCAAACGAAAACCCATCAAGCGAGGTTCACCAATATTAAAGGAAACTTCTATTACTATAGATCTCACAGTATCAGGCACATCTACATCACCAATAAATTTATCAGCTGTTTCTGATGCAATATCAAAGTCTTCTTCAAATACTCTTTCAGCATCATCCATTGTATAGATTTGACCAGCTTCCCAGGGATCAGAGGGTACACATAAGTGACCATAAAATATTGTTGGTGCAGCGGAACCTAGTAATGGATCATCATAAATTTTTAAGACGCATCCTTCATGCTGCTTAATTCTATCTTTTGTTTTTTGCAAACTTGCAGCTTCCATCTTTAAAGACATATAAAATTATTACTCCTAATTGTTTTTGATACGTTGAAACTTTTCTATTAATCATTGTTCCAGGCTTCCATGTTTTACGAATGCTTGCAGTCTTTACATCTATCTTTAAAACTTTACCTGTCACACGATGTACAGCCACTATATCAATGACATCATTGTCTTGTGTTTTCCAATAAACTGTATAATTTTTTTTTATTAACCAAGATGCTGCAATAAATTCTGATTGCATACCTTTAGCAATTTTTTCATAAGACAAAATTAATCTATTAATCTAATCCATGTATAAACAGCAGCTAGGCAAGCACCTACAATAATTAAAACTTTTAAACCACCAGCACCCATGTTGCTCATTTTTTGTAAATCACGAATTTGTTTTTGCATTATCTCTTGGCTGTGCAGCATATGTTTAATATCAGTACGCAACTCAGCAATTTGTTTTTCCCAGGAATCACCCATGGTATTATTTCTTTTTAATAAGCATTGTTAAAATAATTAATAATATAATTAAGTTTAACGCACTTATATCGTTAGTTAATAAATGACCTATTGTATCGTTCATATAATTACATTTTTGATAAAGGATTTTCTAAAGCTATTTTAATTTTTTTGTCTGTTGCTTCTTCAAGTTTAGACATGTCATCTTCAATATCTTTTATAACTTCCTTTAATTCCTTCGCATTAGTTCTAGCATCTTCTTTTACTCTCTGCTCAACATCTTCAACAATCGTTTCAATACGTCTAACATCTTGTCTAAGATCTCCTTTTAATTCATTAGCCACATCAGACACTAAAGAAATTTCTTGCAAAACCATTCCCATTTCTGATTGCATCATTTCTACTTCTTGCTGCACTAATGAAATTTGTTTATCAAAGCCTGATAAATCTGGTGCGGTGTACGCTGATACAACTTCTTTAAGCTCCAGGTAATCATCTATAAATTTATAAACTGTCCATCCACCAGCTGCTAAAGTTGATAGTGCTGTTAAGACAGCAAAGATTTTACCACCTTTAAATTTAATACCACCAGGTAATTCCATTTCCGTAGCCATAATTATTGAGACCATTGTTGATTAATCATTTCATTCATCTTTCCATCACTGCCAGCAAATAATAAATATTGTGCTATGTTGTTATTAGGTATGAATGTATCTGGTAATGTAGTGTTAGAAAAAAATCCTTCTCTATCAAGTAATGTTTTTTGATTATCAAAAAAAGTTTTACTGTTACCTAAGACTTGCATAACGATTAATGTTTTCATTTGATTTTTAGAATCATATCGTTTTTTATCATTCATTTTTTTGACAATTTTTTTTGCTGCTTTTTCTTTTGCAGTTTCTTTTTTTTGTTCTTCCTTTACTTCTTCTTGCTTACTTTCTTCTTCGGTAGCTTCTTCTTTAGTTTCAGTTTTTTGTTCTGTTTCAGTGTCGGTGGTATCTTCTGTAGTTTCTGTTTCTTGTTTGACTTCGGTGTCCATATCTGGCTCAACGTCTTCCACCACTGTTTCAATTTCTGTTTCAATTTCATTAGCTATCTCTATTTCTGCAATTTGTATTTCTTCTATTTCTAATTCTACTTCTGCATAAGTAGGTTCATCTATTTCTATTGGTGCAAAATCTAATCCTTGATCTGTATTAACAATATCATTGGCATCAAAAACATCTTCAACAAATTCAATAACATCTTCAGGTGCATCAATGTTTAACGCAATAAACATTTCAACCGAAGTAATTGATTCAGTTATTATTTTATTAATAACATTGTAAATAACATTTATAGATACATCATCAAAAGTTACGCCAATAGAAACTCCTAAATCTCTACCTGAAACCTCAACAAATATTGTTGTTAAACTACCACCAAAATCAAAACTGTTTTCATAAATTTGATAGCCACTATCTATTCCACTTGCACTTAAAATATCAGTGCCAGTAAAAACTTCTGTGCCACCATCTTTACCTATTATTTTCATAGAGATAGTATCTGCACTATCCTGTTTATCTACATGAATAGAATAATTAGTTTCACCACCATGTGTAATATTTAAACTAGAAATATCTACTGTCTGAACAAATGTTGTTAAATTAGCATCTGTAATTTCTGCACATCTATCCGTTCCTAATTGACCGCAATAAGAACCAGAAGGCATAGAAGCACTGCCAATTCCTCCCCAGTCAAAATCCATATCACCCTCATTTTTTGAGGATACAAAACCATTATCTCCATCAAGTATATCGCCAGAATTTTCATTGGTAACTGACGTGGTTTCTGTAGTTGTTTCAGTTGTTGTAGTAATAGTAATTCCATCTACACTATGATCTGTAGTTTCTGTTATGACTTCCGTAATAATTTCTGTCACTCCAGGAGTACATAATCCAACAGTATCAGTAGAGCAATCTACAGCCTGGCTAGAATAGGATAGGGAAACCGATATACAAAGCCATAGCGGCAATAAGAAATTTTTTAAATTCATCGTTAGTTTCTTTTTTTTCAACTGTTATTTCTTTGCCTTGTAATAAATTTGCTTTAATTATACTTCCTTCAGGGATCATATGAGGATTGTTTAACCAACCTTCAGTTGCTTCCTTGCCAATGGAACCCATGTATGGACAACTTGTACCAGCCATATGCATGCTATCCCAAGTCCTACTATCTAAACATAAGACAGAAACAGCTGCAACACGCATACCAGAAGCTGCTAAATTTCTTGAAATTTTTATAAGCGAGCATAAAGGATCTTCCCTCATAACTCCTGTTGCAATTCCAAGTATGTTAGTTTGTATTGCACCGCTTGTTGCTACCATACAAATATCAGAATTATTAACTACAACACTAGGAGCATTTGCTGTTGGTGGGGTACTATTCGTTACTACTGTGCTGCTTACTGTATTATCTGCTGCAAGAGCAGAGTTCATAACACTGCTTAAAAAAAATATTAATATGGTTGCTAATGCAACACCTATAATTAATGGAGTTTTCATTTACCACAAGTACACTTTCCATCTTTGCAACAAGGATTAATCATGTGTCACCTACTCGCATGAAATTAAAGGTAGTATAATTTTTATCACTTGCACCTTTAATAGTGTGTGCGTCTGATACATCCGTTGTAAATTTAATTTTTACATTAGCTGTATCTGTGCAATCAACCATAGCAGAAATAAAACAATTACCCATTGAACTTCCATCATCTCTTAATGTTTCTCCACCACCCGCTATTGCAGAATAACTAGAATTATTCGTAGTAGCCTTCATATGTAAAAACATATAATTAGCAGAGCCACTTTGTCGTTCAAAATTTGCATGAGCTGAACACCACCAAACACCAGTTGTTGGAAAAGTAAATATACCAGAACTTACAGACATAGCACTTCCAATAAGTGTATTAACTGGTGCTACATCTACTCTTTCTAAATTTGCTGTTATATCTTGTTGTCCAGCTAAACTTGATTTATCAGCCGATAATCTCCATTGGTCAAAATGTGTAATACCACCTTGAACATAATTACTTGTAGGCAAAGTACCTGTAACACCTCTTGCAATATTAAGTTTCACTAAGCTCATGGTTTACTCCAAATTGAATGTGTTAGTTCTCCAGCATCATTACGAGCTAAGAGTAAATTGTATGCGTTTTCATCAGTATGGTTGGCTGGTATATCTCGCAAAGATTGACGCCAAGTTTTTATATTGTCTGGCATTGTTACATCAGAGTTAGCAAGGTAATCTGTTTCTTGTAGTCTAACATTTCTTTGAAACCTAACTTCTTCTAATTTTCTATCAGAACTACTTATAGCTGTAGAAGTTATATCAGCTATTTCTTCTGATGTAGCTTCTCTAATTATATTTTCTTTTGTTATTGAGTCAAATATTTGTATTTTCATTTTAACTATCCGCTATTCCATATACTTTAATTAAACCATGACCATCACTAGAACTTCCAGCTCTTAAACTTCCACTATCTGTAAAAATTATAATTCCATCAAAAGATGTACTTGCTACTTCTAATTCTGCACCAATATTATAAGTTACAGTTGTTGAATTTCCACCACTATCAGCAAGAGTACAATGACCTGTAAGTCTTTTTCTATTTACAGAAGATAGATTAGGTACAGTAACATAATACACACCAAATAAATCAGAAGCACCATCATTACCATCTAAACTTTTTCCTATAATTATAGACGTATCATCATGTCCTTCATAAGTTTTAGAGTTACCAGCTCTATCTCTACCAACACCAGCATATCTATAACCAGTACTTGAGTTTCCTGTTCCACTTGCAGAAAATCTTAATCTAATATTACAATCTGAGTTACTTCTTAAATTTTGAACAACAATCATATAAGTTTGAAATGAACTATTAAAACAATTATTAATAGTAACACTCGTAGCAGAGCCTACAGTTGTTGCACTTGTAAGAGATAAAGCACCACTAGGTAAATACTGTTTCTCTACATATTTAAGATTACCACTATCACTTGCATCAGATACTAAAAACTTATCGGTATCTGCTAGTGAAGTAATTGCTGTTTGACCTGTGATTGCTGTATTATCTAAATGTTCATCAGAAATACTATCGTCAGCTATCAAACTAGAATTGATTGCGTCTGCTTGTATCTTTGCAGTTGATACTGTGTCATCACTTGGTACACCAATATCATTAACATTACCTAATACTAGGATTTGATTTATTACATCACTCGATGTTAAGGCTTCTGCAAAAACTATTGTGTCATTAACAATATTAAAAGAAGATCCAGGTACTTGATTTATTCCGTTAAGTTGCACAATACAATGATTGGCACTTTGCGGATATACAGCAACACCACCTTGTCTTAAATTAAAAGTTGTTGCACTCGAAGTTGTAATCGAGTCGAGTAGTTTAAAATCTCCAGTTGTCGGTACTGCACCTACATAGGTCATAATGCATCTAGCTCCGATTGTGTTGGTTTAGTTTTTTCTGCATATTCCCATTTAGCAATATAATCATCGCCACCATCATTTTGTATTTCTATTGTTCTAGTAAGAAATGCTTCTTTAGATTTTGCATCATCATTAATGTATGCTTTTATTTTTCTAGTTAATTCACTCATATTTATCCTATTTTATATCCTAAAAACCATGATTGACTCATAGTAGCTGTTTCATCAGAACCACCAGCATGAACATAACCATATATTTCTACATATTCCCCAACTGCTAAATCAATAATACCACTTATACCTTGCATATATCTATCAGTATCATCTGTGGAGTCTGTTATACCAGATGGTTGAGGCGATACATTTCCACCATCTTTTCGTATTTCTACATAATGGTGTTCTTGTGGAGCCATGTCATAAAATGATACATTACCTTCAATATAATATTTTCCAGCCATCCCACTTGGAACTGTAAAACGATAATTTGTTGTTGAGTCATAAGCTGAATTTGTATCTAATACTTCAACATTAAATTCAACTTTTGTAAATGTGTTATGTGAAATAGCTTGGTCTGCATTTCTTCTTGCATACCACATAGGAGTTAAAGCTGTGCTAATTCCAGTTAAACTACCACCAGCTAAAGCTGGAAGTGTAGAGCCACCTAAATTTTCTGCTGCTATTTTACTAAATGCCATATGTTATCCTTTAGGGTTATCACTACGAACTTTATCGCAATGGTCTTTGTAAGTTGTTGTTCCATTCTTTTGATCCTTATAAATCATTTCAAATTGTTGTTGCCAACTTAAATACTCGGTTTGTCTTTTAGCATCTATCTTTGCATTGTTTTCTAAAGTTGTTGCTTGGGAAGATAATGCGTCTAGTTGTGCGTCTGTAGGTTTAGGTTTATCTGTTGCGTTCCACTCTGCAATATAAACTACACCATCACCATCATCTTGAAGTT